TTATTATCTGTTTCAGCAGAAATAACAAAATCGCCAATATGTTCATAAAAATTAACACTTGAAGATGAAGTATATGTTAATCCATTATCCTCTCTTAATAAAATAGCCAAATATCCACTCAACCCATTAAACATTGTATTTAATAATTTTAAAGCATATTTATCACTACACAAATCATTACAAGTGCGAAACCCGATTGATATTAAATTTGTAACGATGCCTACTTTTTTATGTAAATTATATTGAATTTCATATTGAGGAGTAATATTCAAATTAATAGAATGTTTTAAAAGGAATTCATTATTTGGATTACAATGTTTCATAAAAAACGATTTCTTAACAAAAGATTTTATGTTATCAAATGGAATATTAGAAACAATGCTGAGAACAAACCTACTTGGAATATAAAAATTTTTATAATAATTCAAAACATCGTCGTATTTCAAAGGTTTTTTATGAAAAATGATATTGTCTATGTAGAACTCATAAGATGACCCTTTGTATAACAAAATATCCATATTTTCATCTATAATAACATCAGCATCATTTTCATTTCTTATATTTTCTTCAATAACTACTTCATATTCTTTTTTATATTCGGTTTTATTAAAAATAGAATTCATTAACATATCCGAAAGAAGTTGTATACAATCATCAATATGTTCTTTATTACATTTTATATGATAACAAGTCATTCGTTTTTCAGTATAAGCATTAAAATCCGCACCAAATTTGTCAAAAGTCAGTAAAATATCCTTGGATTTCGGAAATTGCTTGGTTCCTTTGAAACACATATGTTCTATGAAATGTGACGCACCACGTATTCCGTCATATTCATTTACAGAGCCAACATCGCAAAATAATTGAACGGAACTTAAAGGTGAATTATTTTTTGGTTTTTCATAAATAATTTTAAATCCATTTTCAAAAGTATGTGTATGAATAGTCATATTATATTATTATTTTCTTATTATAATATGATATATGGTTTTTTCTAAATATATTATTCAAAATTGTATTATTATTGTGGGCCTTGTCCAATTTCAAGTGGAACACGTCCTAAATCTGGTTCAATAGTACTTTGATTCCAAGGGCCAACTGATTGAACTGGAATAACTGGGTCTGAACGTAATTGAAGGTTAGCATTACGAAGGGTTTGTCCGATTGTATCTAAACCAATATGGTAACCAGCTTGTAATAAATCAGGCATTAAAATATCACCCTTTTTCATTGAATTTGGATTTAAAGCAGACCATTCACTGTTGTGGTCAGCAGGTAATAAATCACTTGGGTTTGCTACTGGTTGTAAAGCATAACCAGGTGCGGATGATTGTGGTTTTGGAACAATTGTTGGGTCAACAGGAGCAGCAGGTTGAGCTGGAGCTCCTACAGCCATACTATCAAGATTGAATGATTTTGCTCCAGAATATGTTAATAAACCCCATGCTAAAACGATGAATATTACTAAAAATAATACTCTTTCTTGTGTAAAAAACTTAGCAAATGCACTTTGAATATTCTTGAACATTCTTTTTATATAAACGACTGATAAAAAATTTATAAAATTTCATTTTTATTTTTGCTAAATATATGAAAAGTTCATTGTAATCATTCTAAATATGTTTTACTATTATTATTTTTCATTATTCATATTTTATTCTTCCTCTAAATCTACGTCTAAATCACTATCATCACTATCTTTCAAATCATCTAACATATATGTATTTTTAATTCGCTTTGCCTCTAAATAAGAAGAAAGTGCTAAATTTCTAGCAATTTTTGCTTTTCTTCTTGCTTCTCGGTACATTTCATAATATACTTCATTTCTTTGTTTTAATTGTACTTTATCATCTTCAGATAAATCCTCTAAAGGAATAGATACTTCTTCTAAACCATTACTTATTCTATTTTCGGTTGTTTCTGTAATTTTTACTTCATTGTTTTCAATGGTTTCTTTTTCTTTTTGTTCTAAAGTATTTTCCTCACTATTCACATTTTCGTCAATAACTTCGTCGCTCTTCATTATAACTTCTTTATCATCGTTACTATTGGTAGTAATGTCGTTATCATTATTATTATTGTCGTTATTGTCGTTATTGTTATCGTGAATAACGTTATTTAATAAACTATCTACTTCTATATTGTTGTCTGTTTTTTCTAAATCGTTGTTTTCTTTTTCTTCTATTTTAATTGAATTACTATTAATAACTTCAGTCGTTTTTTTAGTCAACAAACATTTATCAAATATATTTACAGGATTTAACACTAACATTTGCTTTAATTCTATTTCAATTTGAAAACTTCGCGCAGAACATTTTATACCTTGTATTTCTAAAATAGTCATAATATTCATATTCTCATTTATATTATCCATATCCACTTCATTTTCATTTTCATCATAAATTTTTAAAATACTTTTACCTAACGCAGTTGTTATATTGGTTCTAATTATATAATATTTGCCGGATTTATAAACCTTCAAAGGAGATGTAAAATAATTCTCAATATCAGTCATTTCTAAATCACCATCAAACCATTGTTCTCTATTTTTAAAAATATTATTATGACAATGATTTTCTAGGTTCTCCATCCATCGTATAAATTGGTCATTATCATTTGTAAACATTAAATCCGCAAACATTCGTTTACCTGCTTTTGAAATTCCTTGTTTTAATTTACACTTCGGTGGTTGAATATATAAAGAATTATCATTCATTAATAATTTTATAAAATAATTTCCGCCCGGTATTTGGGTAGGTTTTGCTAATACTAATTTGTCAAAATTAAAACTATCATTTGTTTGATAAATGCCTTCCATTTTATTATATTATTTCAAAGGTTCTCTTTATTAATATTTTTACGAAATATATTTTATGTATTCGTTTAATAAACCAATAATAAATATATTATTTAAATAGATGTATGAAAACAATTCATAATACTTGTATAGAATTTTTTCAAAGAGAAGATATGCGTAAAAATATAAAAGAGATTATTAAACCGATTGTAAATATTATTTATAATGAAATGTATTATTATGTTTGGTTTGTTTGTTTATATAATGTATTTCTGATTTTTATTATATTAGTAAATTTGTTTCTGTTAGTAAAACTATTAAATAATCCACATAATTATAAAATTTCTACAACTATTTAGGTAAATATATTATATATACATACATTATAGTAAATATGCCAAGACGTTCTCATAGAAGAAGTTATAGTAAGCGCTCAATGAAAGGTGGTGACGCATACCATCATACTATAAATACATATGGTGGTATTGGACAACAACATTCACAACAAGGAACTAATTTAATTGCTGCTGACGGTGGAAAAATGCCTATAGAAGCCGTGCCTTTAAAAGGTGGTAGTCGTAAAAGAAGAGGAGGTAATTTAACAAATTTAGCCGTTGCTGGTTTATTAACAGCAGCAAGTCATATGTATGGTAAAAAAAATAAAACAATAAACAATAAAAACAGATATTCAAGAAAAAATTATACAGGAAAGAAATTTAGAAAATAAAAAGTTTAGTCATTATAATAAATTTTTTATTACGAATTATTTATTATCTTCGTTCATATTATATGAACGCTTGGGCAAAATTAGTTCAAAAAACATACAATGCAAACAAACATAAAGCTGGATATAAGCTTAGAAATGCTATGAAAGATGCTAAGAAAGTTTATAAATCTGTAAAAAACAGAGGAGGAGAACCTGTTGAAGAAAAGAAAAACAGAAAAACCGCAAAAAAACGTTCTACTGGTAAGAACAGAAAATAAATAAACTTTACTAATATTATATTTATGAATAATATTAGTGGTAATGTTATAGTTAAACAACCAAAAAATCAATTTATTGAGAATGTACAAAAATGGGTTCTAATAGACAATCAATTAAAAATAGTAAATGAAAAGACGAAAAAAATGCGTGAAATGAAAAATATTTTATCAGAAGACATTTGTAAATATATGAATGATAATGACTTGATAAATAAAAAAATTGGAATAACAAATGGAGAACTTAGAATTGTTGAGAAAAAAGATTATTCCCCATTGACTTATGGATATATTGAAAAGAAGTTGGAAGAAATTATACCCGATAAATCACACATTGAATTTATTATACAATATTTGAAAGATAATCGCGAGATTACTGTATCACAAGAAATTCGCAGTAATTATAATAAAAACTAATTTTTGAATAAAAATATAATAATATAGTAATATAGTAATTTATAAAAATGACTGAATATTTAAAATCATTTGGAGAACATTTACAATTTAAAAAAAATGAAAATGATATTATAATGGGTGGGTTTCCTATTGAAAAATTAATAGAAGAACAATTAGAAAAATATGAATTACTTGGTGGAACAAAAGAAAACGGTGATTTTGGTGTTTCACAATTTAAAAATTTAGCAGTTCCTATTGGGTTATTTGTTGAAAAAGATTTAAATGATTTGGTCGGAGGTTCTCACCAACAAAACAATAATTTAACAGAAGGAGGTACAATATCAGAAGACCATTTTAATAAATTATTTGATTTGGTTGCTGTTATGAATGTGCGAGGTGGAATGTCAAAGAAATATTCGCGCAAGAATAAAACCAATGTCAATAATAAAACAAAGAAATATCATTAAAATTATAAAATTATAATTATATCTTACTAACAATTATAATTTATTTTACAAAAGAATTACCATTCCAATTTTCAAACCATTTATTGGTATTGAATGAATTTACTTTCAACAATTTATCCGCATTATCTTTCCAATATTTGATTTTCTTTTCTAACGCAAGGTCTTCTTCTGTTTTTGGAAAAACATAATCTTTATTTGCTTTCATTCTCGCCAAATCATTATCATTGGCTTTTGGTTTTTTTCCAAAACAGTTTACACCGAATTTCAGATATGGATTCGCAATATAACCACCATTTACACCAGGTCTTCCGCAATCATTTTTATGTTTTTTCGTTTTTTGTAATTTATCCCAAGTTGCTTTTTGTGTTGGAAAATAAATCATTTGGTTATCAGACCAACCATAACTACACCATTCAGCACCATCATTGTATGCTGCTTCTATTTGATCATAAGTAGCCAATTTAGCATCATATGAACTACAAATAGCTTGGGCATCATCATAAGTATATAAATTGTTTGAGATATTGAATACTTCATTCGGTTGAGTTGGAACCACATTACCTTTGACTTCTACTACAGGTTTTAGGTCTGTTTTTTCCCATCCAAATAAAAACGATAGAATATCCATGATAGGTATTTTCAGGAAATATTTAAAAAAATCAACTATAACAATAACTATGAATAATACCCAAGCAATACCTTCAATAATAGCAATAGCCATTGATTTGGAACCTTCAGTCATTGGAAACCGAAATAAATAAATGACAATATAAAATATTACTATGAACGATACTACTTTCAATATTGAAGAAGGCTCATCTACAAATTCTTGTATTTTAGTAAGAAATATATTTAAAAAATTATCTTTTTGATAATCAGAACTGGAATAATAGGTTGTTATAATTACAATCATTATACAAGAAAATATCAAAATATCAATTAATCTTGCCATACCTTTTTCATTACTTGATGGATTACTTGATTGAAAGAAAAATCCTAAAATGAAATATGCTATAAAATATACTCCTAAAAACCATATAACTAATATAAAATTAGAACTGCTAAAAATATTTTTAAATAAAGAAGTAGTTTCTTCAGATTTATTTATATCAGTATTTTTTTTAACATCATTATTTCCTTTTGTTGTTGTATTACCAGTTAAATTGGTATTCGGTTCTATTACTTCATTTATATTTATTGTATCCATTATATAAATAATAATATATTATAATTAGTTATTTTTTTTACGATAAAATAAACAATACGCTAAAGGGGTAATTATTTTATTCGGGTCATCCACCAATTCTACACTACTATCATTAAAATGTATCCATTTATTTTCAGCGTGTTTTACGAAAGCAGTATAATGTCCTCCCATTACACCTCCCATATGATTACATACCCCATACAAATCATACTTATAAGATGACGCATTATAACCACGAACATAGTTGGATAAATCTAAATCATTTAATGGGAATTCAATATTATTATTTATTTTTTGTGTTCCATCAGGTGAAAACCTTTTCAATGAAATGACTAATATTTTTGGAAAATTCCAGAATGAAAATTGTTTTTTTATATCTTCTTTACTTCCAGTACTCTCATTAAACCAAGCATTATCTCCTTCTAAAACTTCGGTTTTACAAAACATATTAAAGCAATCGTATAAATTATTAGCTAAAGTATTATTATCTAATACTGGTAAATCTAATATAAAATAATGTTCTGGTTTAATTGCTAATCGTTTACTTCCATCTATGGATATTATTTCAGACATGTATATTCCATAAAATAAATCCATTATTTCCGAGTATTCTTTATTATATATATTTTGTAACATACTATAACATTGTATAGCCATATCGTCTGTAGGGTTTTCACTATTTCCATTAATACGCATATTAATTCCACGTGAATAACTATTATGTATACACTCAATCATAAACAATAAGAACTCCGGCATATCATTTTGTGCCCAGCCAGTAAAAATTTCTCTACCTTTTACGTTAGCAATATCATGAACGTTATTAACAAATTTATTTGGTGAAACAACACCATTTCCACTCCACATTACATTACGTAAATCATTCCATTCGTTCAATATATTTGTATCTGGTAAACTCGATTTCATAAATCGTTTTTTATTTGTAGAATCTAATATTTCATTTAGTTCATATGTATGGTTTAGTACCTGAAGACATGAATTCAAAAAACAAGTATTTCCAAGATTATCAATACCAGTATAACCTTTATTTCTATATTTATTCATATCCATTTTTTAGTATTTAAATATAAAAGAATATATAATTATCTTTATACTATTTATTATTGATATATGAATAATTCTACTAATGGTTCTGAAGTGGAATCTGTATTTAGTGAAGAAATATTTAATATTGTTAGAGAACTTACCAGAGAAAATCCAAATATAACAACGTATGATACATTTGATGAGTTTATAAATAGTAATAGTCGTAATCAAACCAGATATTCTAATAATACAAATAATAATACCACAAATGCTTACGATATTTCTAATAATTTAATTTTTAATGTACTCAATGAATATAATGTAAATATCCTTGAATATAATATTAATATGCGTGAATATATCATTCGTGAAAATAATATTCTAAACAATACAACTGAATATAATAATAATTTTAGTGAATACAATAATAATATTAGCGATTATAATAGTAATATGCGCAGATTTTTAGATTTGATGACAAATATAAATAATAATGCGAATATTGAACGAATACATAATAGAAATATTTTACGAGAAAATAGAAGACATTTTGTTAGACCTAATACAACACATTACAGAGAACGAACTAATAACGCTAACAGACAATCAGGAATTAGAGGATTATATAATTACACACCAAGACAGTTATTATCTTATTTTTGGCCAAATAGAACATTTAATAATGTTGTAGTGAGACCTAGTGAACGACAAATAACAGAGGCTACCCGAAATATAACTTATGATGAAAATGAAGAATATAATAATGTTTCTTGTCCGATTACAATGGAAGATTTTAATAATGGAGAACAAGTATTTCAAATAAAACATTGTGGTCATAATTTTCGTGAAGATGCTTTGCGCAATTGGTTTAGAACAAATGTTCGGTGCCCTGTTTGTAGATATGATATTCGCGATTATACTATATCTGATATTTCTGGTAATATAGTGAATGATTTATCAGGTAATATTGATATATCAAATAACGAAACATTTACAAATAGAAATAGAAATACACCGAATAATGAAAATATAGATAACTCTGGAAATAGAACAACGCCAACGAATAATCGTTCTAGACGCTTATCTTCTGTTGATTTATCAAATGCTGTTAATTTTTCAAATTTTATAGAAAATTATGTAGCAGATAATATTACCCATTATGTAGAAAATATAAACTCCAATTTGGCTGAATTTGATGTTATTTTCCCAATTGTTTATTATACAGATACTTCAGGCAATTATCGTTATGGTAATAGCAATAGTAATAATAATACTACTACTCAACGATAGGATATAAATTATATTTTTATAAAAAAATATAATTTATTCAATAACTACAATTTATTTCTTTGGTTTTTCTTCAGATGGTTTGATATCTAATGGGGTCATACCTTCCATACCAAGTCTGTGTGAAAGTTTCCAGACAAATTTTCCTGTAAGGAATGCTAAAACGCCAAAAACAACAGCATGGACGGCAGCAACAGTCATCTTAGAACCATTTTGTGGAAGTCTTAGAAGAATGCCAGGTGAAAGAAGGAAGAAAAGGATAGCAAAGTAAACAGCCATAAAAACGTTCATTATAAACGAGTATATATATTAATAAATATTTTATTATAATAATTTCCTAAATGTTACAATATATAAATTATACAATTATGACCTATTGATACAAACATATGTAATATGGAATGACATATTTCGCAAGCATAAATGTTATTACAGAAACAATATTTATTTACTAAATAAACGTATACATAAAGATAATTTACGATAATGAAACATAACAATATAACAACTATTAATAAATATTCTAAATATGTATTTACAATTGTAATTTTTTGTAAAAATTTATATAAACCAAATGAAAAAATGGCAAGTATACTGATTTTGTCTATAAATAATAAGAAAACATTTTTATAATAATGAAATAATAAAGATGTTATTAGTAAAAATAAAAATAATATACAATAAATAATTTCATTTTTTAAATAAGAATATATGATATTGAATAAGAATATGAAAGATGAAAAAAAACATATAGAAATCATTATTTACAAAATATTTACAAATTATTTTACACCGAACATACTTGTAATCGTTTGTATCTTATTTTTCTCATTATATATTTTACTCAGCATTTTATCAAATAAAATTGCCTTCACTTTAGTAGAACAATACTTTTCCTTTTTCTTCATAAAGTCTTCCATATTCGGATATTCTTGATTAATTTTCAAAATATCTTTTTTATACGTTTTTATTTGTGAAACTTTATTTTGTAATTCCCATATTTGTTCTACTGCTAAACCAAATAATTGTTGAATTGGTTTCATCAACTGATTTGTAATATAATGTGAATAATCTATTTTTAATTTATTTTCAATTATGTATTCAGGCGTTTCTATTTTATCACCCATCAATGCTTTTGGATTATCATTTACAACAAATACAAATTTCATGCGATCCCCTGGCTTTGGTTTATTTCCAGGGTCTCTTTTACCAATACGGTCAGCTAATACTTTATGTCCAATTTGGTTTGGGTTTTTATAATCACTGCGTAATGCTTTTGTAATTGATAATTTATCCATAGATACTTTACCATCAATTAATTCTTGTAATGATTTATCCAAAAATTCTATCGCTTTACCAATATTATTCTCTTTCATCAATATATTTAAAATACCACCATATACATCTTTTAAATAGTCACACGAATCGCGGCGTTTCAATGAAAGTCCCATATATTTCAATTTACCTTTATTCGGGTCTTCTTCATAAAGCATACCAACATAACGTTTTTTAGATAATAATATAAAAGGCATCAATGTTTTTTCATAAGATAATTCCATCGGAGGTTTTAACCATTGTGAACATAATTTAGCTGCGTCTTGTGCGATTTCAATAGTCATTTCTAATGCTGGTTTTCCACGGATTTTTTCTCCAGTTTCTGGATTTTGTAAATTAAATGTAAAGAATACACTGTCTGTGTTATGAACAATTAAATTGCCAATACCAGCAGCAAAATGGTGATTATCTGTTGTTAAGTCATACACAAATCCTTTATATTCTATTTCTTGTATTTTTTTTATATTTCTATTATATTTTTTCATCTTGTCAAGCATAATGATAACAGAATTATCTTCTCCTGCTGTAATATTATATTCAAAATGACATTTATTATTTAAATAATTTATATATTTTGCGGCATTTATCATATCTTGACAATGATAAACATAAATAGAATTAGATTTTGAATATGGATTATCAATACAAATATCTTTTAAACAATTATGTAGTAGAGGAGTGCCAATTGTAACATCCTTTGGTGTGACAGGGTTAGCATTTATATCTAATAGTGAATGATCATCTGTTACATCAACTAAACCTTGTTCGGTAAAAATTCTCAACATTTTTTTATGAGGAGCTAGTGTATGTCTTATAACGCGATGTAATTTTGTCCAACCATTTTCTGACCAACTTTCTATACCATATAATTCACAAAATTCCTTTTCTTGTTTCCCTTCTTCTTTACAAATAATCCAATTTCCATTACCATATTTATCCGCCAATTGTTCTATAGTACAAATATCAATTATTTCATTTTGTTTTACATATACTGGTGTATAATTAGCAACACTATCGCCATATATGTACTCAGCGTTACATTTTACAGGACCATGAACAGCGGTTTCATACACTCTATCCCCATAAACTTCTTCAATAATTTTTTTAGCATAAATTATCATCATACGACCAGTAGCAGTAGTTGAAGCAGCAACATCTTTTTCATAAAATGTAGAAGTCCTTGAACCACATTGACCATACAAAGAATTTGCGGTTACTTTATACCCAAGTTGCCTTTTATCCAATATATTTTGCATAAATGGGTCTTTTTCAGTTTTAATCATTTTACGAGTATCTGAACGAGCTTTTAATAATTCTTCTAATATAGAAGGCATAATACCTTTTCTATTATCTGGAAATTGAGCCCAGCGACAAATCATTTTACCACATTTCGTTTTTTCTGCTCTTGAAGTTGGCGTTTTACGAATATATCTATAAGTATCAAATTCTAAATCAATATATTCATAACCAGGTAAATTATCATATATAAACTTTCCATCTTTATCTTTTTCACCAGTTTCATTTATTTGTTCACCATTCAAATTATATTCTTTCGTCCATACTTTACTATCGTGAGATAAATTTTGACTAATCATAGATGAAGGATATAGCGAAGAATAATCCACACAAGCAACAGGATTATCCATATACATAGAACATTTCGGTGGTAATACAATCGCTCCTTCATAACCATCTCCGCCTTCGGTTTTGGTTAAATCAGGCATCAATGTATTTTTATCACGGCATTTTTTCGCTACATAACTAGTCAATTTAATACCTTGACCACGAAATACTAAGAAACTAATTGGCACACTACAAATTCTAGACATTTCTACATAACCAGTCATTACATCTATTTTGTTCATCAAATGATGAACGAGGTTACAATCTTGAATACAGTATTTCGCGACAATCGCGCGGTCACTAGAACTACCATTAGCTAATCGGAAAATGTCTTGTGGTGTTACATCATCTTTAGCAGTTCCCCATTTGATTGATTTATTTTGCTCAAATTGTTCATGACCTTCTATTATAATTACATTGTATTTATTAGTAACCTCTTTTCCTTTTATATTTTCAGTGACGTTACGGTTATAATGAATTTCCAATACTTTAAATTTTTTACCATTTTTATAATAGTCCGCAGTAAATCCAGTTAATTCAATGTGTATAAAATCACCAGCTCTCAAACCAGTCAAATTTTGACTGAATAATTCAGTTACATCGCCATATTTTAAATTATAACTATGTTCAAAACGTTTTACATCATCACTAATAAATTGACCTGCTACATCATCTAATTTATAAGAAGATAAATTAAAATCACGGCGGAAATAAGCATACATATCAATTTGAAGTCGCCCAGTCATTTTGAAAAATCGTAAATCATATTCACCACTTGCTATAGCCATTTTTGTATTTTCTATACTTAAAACGCCTTCTTTATTTTTAGTAGCACATAATTCATCCACTTTACGCGATAATAATAGAAACTCATTTTCGCAATGGTTTTCTTGAGCACGACGAAACATAAATTCATAATCAAAACCAAAGATGTTGTA